TGGTCGAACATATCTTGCTTGGCGTCATCGAAATTTGCTTCCCACCTTGTTTGGTAGGCATCATTCACTCTTTCAGTTTCTCTCATAATTTTCTCCGCTAATTTTTAGGTTATAGTAGAAGTCAACCGCTCAACTTCTCCTTAAATTATACACTAATGATATAACTATCTCACTTACTTTTAAAAAAGTTTCTAATATCGGCCTCAATACTTGGCGGTGTTAGTAGGTAGACCATGATTAAAAAGAAAATAATGCTTAATATAAAAATGAAATATAAAATCACTTTGTTTTCTCCTTGTTAATTACTCTCTCGTTGTAGTCAACTGCTTGTACTATTTTCCAAGCAACGTACCCGATAAAAATTGCTATTAATAATTGCTCCATTTTCATTTCTCCTTTAATAAAATACTATTTCACCAACACGCCCATCTCTGAGCTGAGTATAGTCATCTATACTTATGGCTAATATTTTGTATAGTTTTGCTAATACCTTGACGCTAACCTCTACCAATATTTCTTTATCACCATCAAGCTCTTTGTAGGTGTAATCAATATCGTTATTATCAAGGTCTTTTACAAAAGTATTATCTATTGCACCCTCAATGTATGCTGTTGTTGTGATGTGCATCTTAAACCCCCTCGCATGAAATGTAGGCCCGCGTTTCGATTGACTTAAAAAAATCTTTGCCTTTGTCTGAGTACATATACATATAATTTCCTGCGTAATCTTCACGACCCCACACAGTCGAGAGCAAGTGTTTATCTATTGCATTTTTAAATGCTTCGTTAGGGTCTGTCATTTCTACGTCAAAGTTTTTGTCTGTTGTTTTCATTTTCATTTCTCCTTTAAGTTTCTTCGGTGGTCTCAATAGATACGTCTTCATAGCCTAGCTTATCAAATGCAAACTTGATAGCCAGCGCCGTGTCTTCACTAACAAAACTTTTAGTAACATCTATTCCGTTTACGTAAACTGTATGTTTTTCTTCTTGAGTTTTCATTTCGTTCTCCGTGTTTTTAAGGTTAAACAATGTCAGTCTTTCTTCCATTGCGTAGTAATTATAACATTTTCTTTGTGGTGTGTCAATAGTATATAACAATTATTATTATATTATTTAATTATCACAAGAGCAAAGCGGGAAGGCCTTTGGCATCAGCGAAAATTAATTAAAACTATTTTTGAAATGAGTTACACAAAGTAGTATAAAGGCGTATAATAATAATCTAACCAAACAAAAAAAGGAAAGTAAAATGAAGACAACAGATTTTAAAATTGACGTTACAAATAAAATTATAGAACAGATGCAAACGTGTGGCACAGACTGGGCGCGTTCATGGATTGGCTCAAGTAATGGACTACCTTCAAACGTAGAAAGCAAGAATCACTATAACGGAATTAATATTTTATTATTGATGATGGAAGAAAAGCCAAGCCCAGTTTGGGCAACTTATCCACAGTGGACAAAACAAAATAGACAAGTAAAGAAAGGCGAGAAGGCGACACGCATCGTATTTTTTAAACAGTTAAAAACAGAGGACAAAAAGACAGGCGAAACAAACACCTTCCCATTAATGAAACAGTACAATGTATTTAATGAATCACAGCTTGAAGACTACCAAGCAGAAGAAGGACAAGGCGAAACATTCAACCGCGCAGATGTTACAAAGTTTATTTATAACACATCAGCCAACATTTACCACGAAGGAGACAAAGCATATTACCGCCCAAGTAATGACCAAATAGTATTGCCCGCACAAGAAGATTTCAAGAACACAGAAGACGCAAGCGCTGAACAGAATTATTATGGTACTTTGTTTCATGAGCTTACACACTGGACAGGCGCAACGAATCGCATGAACAGACTGAAGACTAGAACAAGCAAAGAGGACTATGCTTTTGAGGAATTAATCGCAGAGCTAGGCGCAACATTTTTAAACGTACATTTTGGAATTGAAACAACACCAAGAGAAGACCACGCGAAATATTTGAAAGGATGGCTACAAGCATTAGAGAATGATAACGGATTAATCTTTAGAGCAAGCGCAAAAGCTGGACAAGCATTTGATTATATGGAAAAGCTACAAGAGCAAACAGACAAGGCCAAATCAGCATAGAAGAAACACACACCAACAACCAACCAAGACCCGCCAACATAGAGCGGGTTTTTTATGACCATCGACCCAAGCGTAATCCTATAACTGTATTAAATAAATACCATAAGAGTAAAGGCCATAGGGTTTCAGCGTGTACCGAACAAGGCCAACAGAAAGAAAGCCCCACAAATCGCTAATAAAATAAACCATCAAATAACCACAACCCTCTAAACATTCTCTCCCCTCACAACCCGCACCACTGCAACAAATAAATAAAATTTTCCTCATCCCGTTGGTCTTCGGTGGACAAGGTTTCGCTACGCTCAACACGTTGGTATGTTCCTTGCGGAACATCGGCACGCAGACATTATGTTCTAATAATTACGACTTCGCAGTGTGATAGGGGGGACCCACCACCCACCCCGAACAACCTTAATATACTACCCAACACCCAAAAAACCAACTTTCAATATACCTAGCGCGTAGAAAACACTCAAATAACAACAAAACTGTAAAAACTAAAAACCGCACCACTAAAGGATTTAGTTAACTTCCCTCCCAGGGCTGTATAAAAACATCGTTTGTGTAGAACGATTATAGTTATAATAATGACTAATGTATTAATTTGATAGGAAGAGATAATGGGGGGAAAACAAGACTTTCATATAGATGAGAAGACGGGTAAGAAGGTGTTTATTAATAAGGATGGTACTATTAGTAAACGTACTGGTAATCCTAAATTGTTTAAAGGTATGAAACCTCTTAATCCTAATGGCAGGGAAAAGGGTAGTGTTAATAAGATGACTAAGTTGTCTCGTGCTTTGATGACTGAGAAAGGTCCTGAGGTTGTTAAGAAGATTATTTCTATGGCACTAGATGGGGATGTTCATTGTTTGAAGATGTGTATTGATAGAATATTACCTGTTCATAAAGCTGTTGATTCTTCTAAGACTAATAATGATTCTAAGATTGTGATAAATGTTGGTACGTCTGCTGGTATTAAAGACCAGATTGCTAATACTAATCCTGATAAGCTTATTAATCCACCTACTAAATCTAATGAGGAGATTATCATTGAGGTAGCTGAGGTTGTTAAGTGAGTGAAATAAACATTGATTTACACCCTGCTCAATTAGAGATATTCAATTCAGAGAAACGATTTAAAGTTGTGGCTGCTGGTCGTAGATTCGGTAAGAGTAGATTAGCTGCTTGGATATTGTTAATTAAAGCTCTTCAGAGCGACTCTAAGGATGTATTCTACATTGGTCCTACGTTTCAACAAGCTAAAGACATAATGTGGTTAATGCTGAAGGAATTAGGTGCGCCTTTTATTGCTGCTGCTCATGAGAACACCGCTGTATTAACTTTGACAAATGGGCGAAGGATATATTTGAAAGGCTCTGATAGGCCTGATACTTTACGTGGTGTTGGTTTAGCTTATGTTGTACTAGATGAGTACGCTTCTATGAAACCTGTGGTGTGGGAACAGATTATTCGACCTACGCTTGCGGATGTACGAGGTGGTGCGTTGTTTATCGGTACACCTGCTGGTAAGAACCACTTTTATGACCTATATAATGATGCGTTAGATGATGATGACTGGGAAGGATTCCAATTCAACTCTACTGATAACCCGTTTATCCCCGAAGATGAGATTGCTGCTGCTGCAAAGTCTATGTCCTCTATGTCATTTAGACAAGAGTTCGAGGCATCCTTTGAAACATTCTCTGGTGGTATCTTTAAAGAGTCTTGGTTTAAAACGGAAGAAGAACCTGAAGAGGGTAGCTATGTTATTGCTATTGACCCTGCTGGATTTGAAGCTGTTGAGAAAGAACGTAACTTAAAACGCTCAAGACTTGATGAAACTGCTATTGCTATTGTTAAAATAGATAGAGACAAGTGGTGGGTTAAAGATATTCTACATGGAAGATGGAATATTAAGGAAACAGCCAAGAAAATACTCAAATCTGCATCGATTGTTGAGTCTTCTACTGTAGGTATTGAAACTGGCTCACTAAAGAACGCGATAATGCCTTATTTAGAGGATGAAATGCGTACTCAAGGTCAATATGTATCGATTATTGAGATGAGACATGGTGGAAAGAAGAAAAACGAGAGAATTGTCTGGGCGTTACAAGGAAGAATGGAACATGGTCAGATAACTTATAATGAAGACAGAGATTGGAAGCCATTTGTCTCGCAAATGCTTGATTTTCCTAACAAATTAGCACATGACGATATGTTAGATGCTCTTGCTTACATAGACCAAGTATCTGTTGCTGACTTCGCCCACACTATTGAGTTAGATGATGATTGGCAACCTTTTGATGAGGTTGCAGGATATTAATTTTGCAAATACTTGTTTTTTAGATTTACTTTATGATATATTACGGATAAATTCATAGGGAAATCAAACACTTATGTTCGATGACAAAGAAACTCAGTACCAAGCCCTATCTTCTTGGCTTACATATAGATTAGAAGGATGGCGTACACATAGAGATATGAACTATGTGGATAAGTGGGATGAGTATTACCGTCTTTGGCGTGGTATTTGGTTACAATCAGACAGAATGCGTCTTTCTGAGAAGTCAAGAATCGTATCTCCAGCATTACAACAAGCTGTTGAGGCTTCAGTTGCAGAATTAGAAGAAGCTACGTTTGGTCGTGGCAAATGGTTTGACATTCAAGACGATATGTTAGACCAAGACAGCTCTGATGCTGAATATGTCCGTAATCTACTACAAGAAGACCTAGAAAAGACTGGTGTTAAAGATGCTATCTGTGAGGTGTTCTTAAACGGTGCTATCTATGGTACTGGTATTGGTAAGATTGTTGTTGAACAGAATATAGAGCGTGTGCCACAAGAAGTTCCTGTTGAGGGAACAATGACTACCACTCGTGAATTATTAGAGATTCCTTCTATCGATGTTAAGATTGAAGCTATTTCACCTAAAGAATTTCTAATTGACCCTGCTGCTAACTCTATAAAAGATGCGTTAGGTGTAGCACATGAAGTTATTAAACCTAGATACCATGTTGTTGAGGGTATTAAGTCAGGCATTTATCGTGATGTACCTTTAGATGGTGATTACAATACTATTAGATTTGGGTTTGACCCTGAAACTAAGCAAGCTGATGAGTCAGATAACGTAAAGATTACAGAATACTGGGGTTTAGTTCCTAAAAGGTTCTTAAAACCTAAAATAGATAAAGACGATTTTGAATATACTAAGAAAGACGAGCTAGTCGAAGCGGTGGTAACGATTGTTAATGACGAATACATCCTAAGAGCTGAAGAAAACGCCTTTATGATGAAGGATAGACCGTTCATTAGTTATCAACATGACATAGTTCCAAACAAATTCTGGGGTAGAGGTGTTTGTGAGAAGGGTTACAACCCTCAAAAAGCACTAGACACTGAAATGAGAGCAAGAATTGACTCATTAGCCCTAACAACTACACCCATGATGGCAGCAGATGCGACTAAGTTGCCGCGTGGAGTAAAGTTTGAGGTTAGACCTGGTAAGACTATACTAACGAATGGTGACCCAAGACAAGCTTTAATGCCTCTGACTTTGGGAACTACAGACAACTCGACATTTAATCAGGTTGCCTCACTTCAAAATATGATACAGATGGGAACTGGCTCTGCAGACGCTGGTTCTGCTGAAAGAGCTACCTCGGCAGGTATGTCAATGACACAATCTGCTTCTATTAAGAGACAAAAACGTACCTTAATGAACTTCCAAAACACTTTCCTTATTCCAATGATTAATAAATCAATGTGGCGTAAGATTCAGTTCGATGTTGAGCGTTATCCAGTATCAGATTACAAGTTCATACCTTATTCAACAATGGGTATTATGGCTAAAGAGTTAGAAATGACTCAAATGGTACAAATGTTACAAGCTATTCCTAAAGATTCACCTGCCTTCAACG